AGCGCGCGCTACCACGTACTCGTATCAGACGAGCTGATGGCCAGCCCGTGTACCGACTGGGCTTCATGCGGACTTCGGCCGGTCGAGCAGGAGCCGACCGACCCGGAGTGCAACCCGGGCATGCACTGGTGGCTGTTCGATGACGAGGGCGCCCCGCCAGAGCTGGACGGCAAGCGCGTTGACCTCACCTTCGAGGCGGTCTGCGGCACGCCCGGTGTCAGTGCCAGGATCACTGATCGGCGGGTGATGACCTGATGGGCACCCTCAAGGTCCGCGTCGACTGCCGCGTGTCCGGCCCGCTCGCCAGCGGCGACGCGGACAAGGCCGCGCAGGAATGGGCGACCAACACCACGCAGGCCCTCGCAGACAAGGGCGTCGAACTACTGCGCGCGTTCCCGATGAACAAGACCGGCCGCGCGCACGGCGGCTTTGAGAACGCGCTGAAGACCACCCGCGTCTCGCCGACCGAGACGCGCATCCCCGGCCCGCAGGAGCGCGGTACCGCCTGGTCGCCGTGGCTGGAGGGCACGTCGAAGCGGAACGAGAGCACGAAGTTCCGCGGCTACGGGCTGTTCCGCAAGACCCGGCTCCAGCTGCAGAAGCTCGCGCCGCAGATCGCCCAGGAGCAGCTTGACAAGGTCATCGGCCAGATGGGCGGTGAGTGATGGCCCTCGACGCGACCGCTGTCGCTGACCTGTTCGCCCAGGTTGAGGCCCGCGCCCAGACCCTCGGTGATATCGAGCAGGTCATCGGCCACGAGCCCCGCTCGGCGCCCGTGTCGCTGCCCGCCCTGGCCGTGTGGTTCAACGGCCTCGGGCCGGCCCGCGGCTTCTCCGGGCTGGACGCGACGAGCGCGCGGTGCGAGTTCCGCGGCCGCGTGTACCTCAACGGGCTGGCGAAGGACGAGGACAAGAACGAGCAGCGGCTGCTGTACCTGGCGGCGCTGGTGATGGGCGCGTTCAGCGGCGCGTTCACGCTCGGCGGCGAGGCGGTGGCGGTTGACCTGCTCGGCGCCTGGGGCAACCCGCTGGACGCGCAGCCGGGCTGGCTGGCGCACGACTCCAAGGAGTTCCGCGTGGCCGAAATTACGGTGCCGGTGATCCTCGACGACGTTTGGACGCAGGTCCCGTGAGCTGCCCTGGAGGTGCTTTGTAGTGGCAAAGAGTTCGGGTATCGGTGCCCGCTTCGCCGTAGGCGGCTACGACATCAGCGGCGACGTGCAGGCGCTGGACACTATCGGCGGCACGACGGCGCTGCTCGACTCGACCGACATCACCCAGTCGGCGCACTCCCGCATCGCGGGCCTGCGCGACGGGAGCATGGGCTTCACCGTCTACATGGACACCGCGAACGCCCATCCGGTCCTGAGCGCGCTGCCGACCGCCGACACGCTGATGACGTTCCTGGCGCCCCCGCTGTCGATCGGCGGCGCGGCAGCGAGCCTGGTGGCCAAGCAGGTCGGCTACGACCCGACCAGGGGCAATGACGGGTCGCTGCTGATGAAGGTCCAGGGGCAGGGCAACGCCTACGGGCTTGAGTGGGGCGCGCAGCTCACCGCCGGGTTCCGCACCGACACGGGCGCGACGAACGGCACGAGCCTTGACCAGGGCGCCGCGTTCTCCACGCCGAGCGTCCCGCTGACCACGGTTCCCGTGACGAACACGAGCCCGCTGCCGGCGACGGTGGTGGTCAGCAGCGGGACTGGCACGAACGTCGCCATCAACGGCGTGCTGCAGGGCACGTTCGACGGCACCTACGTTGTCCCGCCCGGTCAGACGATCGCGCTGACCTACACCGTCGCGCCTACGTGGACGTGGACGCTGCAGTCTGCCTTCGGCGCGCAGGCCTACTTGCAGGTGACCGCCATCACGGGGACGTCGGTGACGGTGGCAGTGCAGGACTCGGCGGACAACAGCTCGTTCACGACGATTACCGGCCTCACCTTCACCGCGGTCACGGCGGCCCCGGCGTGGCAGCGGCTGGCGACGGCGAATAACGCGACGGTGCGCCGCTACCTGCGGGTGATCACTACCGGCACGTTCAACCCGGCGACGTTCGCCGTCGTGTTCAGCCGCAACCTCGCCGCGGGGACGGCGTTCTGACATGGGCTTCTCAATCGGCCAGTTCGGGCCGGACGCGTGGACGGACCGCAGCAGCCGCGCCTACCGCATCCACATGCCGCACGACACCCAGATCGCCGCCGCGTGCGAGGACGTCGGCTGCGACTCCTGGCGGTTCGGCTGGGAGACCGTCGCCGACGAGAGCGACCCGGCTCAGGCGCAGGTCGCGATGGTCATCCGCTCGGGCCAGTCGGGGCGCACGTTCCGCGAGATGAGCGACGTCCGCGATGGCAGGCGGGTCGCCGTCTTCCGGTTCGACGCGCGCCAGCGGTGCTTCGCCGAGCACCGCACGCGGCCCGGCGTCCTGCGGGTCTACTCGGGCGGCCGTCCCGCCCGCGAGCACGTCAGCCTCAGCGACCTCGCTGAGGACTACACCGAGCACATGGGCGGCATCGCCGACCAGCAGGAAAGGGGCTGAAGTTACCAGTGAGTAAGATATCGGGCCTCGGGGCCAAGATCACCCTGGGTGACGCGGGCAACACCCCGCGCACCATCAGCAACGACATCACCGACTTCACGCTGAACACGCCGATCGCGCTTCAGGACATCACGGGCGTGGACAAGAGCGCGCACGAGCGCCTGGCGCTGCTCTCCGACCTGACGTGCCAGCTGAAGGGCGTGTTCAACACCGCGTCGAACATGTCGCACGCGGTGCTGTCGACGTGCACGACGAACGCGGTCGTCCGCGCGCTGGCGGTCTTCCCGACAAGCAACGGGTCCACCCCGACGCTGCCGGCGAACGTGCTGATCGACTCGTACAACGTGACCCGCTCGAACGCCGGCGACCTCACGTTCCAGTCAGGCCTGAGCCTTCAGGACGGCTCGATACCAACTTGGGCCTGACCAGTTCAGATCTATAAATCGAAGGTAGGAACAATGGGTTTCGAAGCGCCGGGCACCGGCAGCGTCCTGACGTTCAAGGACCCGAGGTACGAGGGGCTCGAGGTCGTCGTCGACAGCACGCCCCTCGGCCTGGTGCTGTCGATGGCCGGGCAGTACGACGCGGCTACCGCGGCCGTGGCGTCCGGGAACGTCGCCGCGGCGCTCCCTGTGATCGACGAGCTGCTGCGCCAGTTCGGCGAGGTGCTGGAGTCCTGGAACGTCGAGAGGCGCGGCAAGCCGGTGCCGCCCACCTACGAGGGGCTGCTGACGCTCGACGGCACGTTCGCGATGGCGATCGTCGGCGCGTGGGTGACCGGCTCGACGGGGCCCGACCCTGACGGTGAGCTGGGAAAAGGCTCACCGAGTGGCGGTCCCTCGCCGGAGGGACTCGCAGCGATGGCAGCACTGTCGTCAAGCCTCCCGAGCTCTGGGCCGCAGAGGTTGTTATCGGCCTGGCCGACCGCTGGCACAAGCTCCCGAGCGAGGTGCTGGCCGAGCCCGGGGAGTCGCTGCGGCTGCTCGGCATCTACGCGCTCGGGCACCGCGAGGAGGGCCCGCCGGAACGCGAGGGCACGGAGGGAGGTGAGCAGTCATAGCTGACAACTACGTCGCCATATCGATAAAGGCCGATAATGGTGCCAAGCCTGACCTCACCGACCTGCTGGCCAGGCTAGACGAGCTGAAGGGCATCGTCGCCGAGGCGCGCGCGGAGGTCGATGACGCCGACGCCGACGCGAAGCTCACCGCCCTCGACGCCAAGCTCGAGGCCATCTCAAAGAAGGTCGCCAGCCCGCGGATCGACACGGCGGGCGCGGCGGCGGCGCTGGCGCAGGTGACGGCGGTCGACGCGGCGCTGGACCGGCTGGCCGAGAAGGACGCGAAGGCGAAGGCGGAGCTCGACGACGCCCCGGCGGAAGCCAAGATCGACGAGCTGACCGCGAAGATCGACGAGCTGCGGGACAAGTCGGCGACGGTCAAGGTCAACGAGGACGACAAGGACGCGACGGCAAAGCTGCTCGCCTTCAAGCTCAAGCTAGACGAGCTGTCCGACAAGGTGGCCAGCCCGTCCATCGACGTCAAGGGGGCCGCGAGGGCCGAGGCGGACCTCGCCGCCCTAGACGCCGACCTTGACAAGCTGAACAGCAAGAAGGTCGATCCGGGCGGCCTCGGCTCGGGCGCCGGCGGCGGCGGCATCATGGCGATGGCGCAGTGGCCGGCCATCATCGCGGGCGTGGGCGCGGCGCTACCGGTGATCCCGGCGGCCCTGGCCGCTGTCGGCGCTGCGGCGGGCGTCGCGGGGCTGGCCGTCGCGAGCCTCGGCAAGGCGCTGACGGACGGGATGGCGGCCTCTACGGGGGCGGCCTCAGCCAGTGCCCAGCTGGCGCAGACCGAGCAGTCGAACGCGACGGCGATCGCGAGCGCCAAGAAGGCGATCGGCGACGCGCAGACTCAGCAGGCGCACGACGAGGTCACCAGCGCCCAGTCGATCTCGAACGCGCAGCAGTCGCTCGCCGATGCCGAGCGGTCCGCGGCGCAGGACAGGGTCAGCAGCGCCCAGCAGGTCCAACAGGCTGAGCAGTCGCTCGCCGACGCGCAGGTGACCGCCGATCATGACGCGATCACGTCGGCTCAGCAGGTGGCATCCGCGCGGCAGTCCCTCGCGGACGCGCAGCGGACGGCGGACCAGCAGGCGATTACCAGCGCCCAGTCGGTGGCGAGCGCCGAGCAGGGCCTCAAGAGCGCCGAGCAGTCCGAGCAGAACGCGCAGGAGTCGCTCACCATGGCCCGCCAGCAGGCGGTCCTGACCCTGCAGAGCCTCAATGACCAGCAGGTTGACGGGGCGCTCCGCGCCCAGCGGGCGGCGCTCACCCTGCAGCAGGCGCAGCTCACCGAGGCGCAGACCAACGCTAGTACGACCGCCACGGCGCTGCAGAAGCAGGATGCCACCCTGGCGGTGGCCGAGGCGCAGCAGGCGCTCATCGAGGCGCAGCAGCAGGCCAAGAACAGCACGGACGCGGCGAACACCGCGAACAAGCAGGGGGTTGACGGGCTTCCGGCGGTGGTGTCCGCGCAGCAGGCCGCCCAGCAGGCCGCGCAGTCCACTGCGAGCGCCCAGCAGAGCCTGGCGAACGCGACGCGGGCAGCCCAGCAGCAGCAGGTCTCGTCAGCGGAGGCCATCGCCAGCGCCCAGCAGTCGCTGTCTAACGCCCAGCAGCAGCAGTCCTGGCAGCAGGCCAAGGACGCGGAAACGGTCGCGATC